GCATTGCGTTGAGGCCGCCCGCGTTGTGGTCGAGCGAGCATGCGCCCTTGGCGTTCAGCACATCGTCTCGCACGAGCCAGTCTTGGTTGGCGTCGTTCCAGCTGTGCAACATGCCGGTAAAAACGACGCGCAGGCCGTACACGACAACCGAGGCGACTGGGCTGCCTTGCCTGTGCCAGTCGCCACTAATGCCCTGCCAGCCGACCTTGACCTCAAGACGTCCCGGCATGTCGCCGTTGTTGGGCGCCGAGGCTGTCTCGTTGAACGCAGCGACCGATGTCGTAGCGCCACACGTTGACAGCGGGTTGCCGAGCTTGGTCGCGCTTGGGTCCGCGCTGTTGAAGTCGCCCTGACCAGGCACGTTCACGAAGTTGGCCAGCGCTACGCTCGTGACGTCCCACTGCAGCCAGAAAGCCCAGCAAGTGACGTTGGTTGCGACGTTGACGACTGCGCCTGCACCGATGTCCCAGTCGCTGATAGTGCCCTGCCAAGGTCGCGCACCAGTGTAGACCGGTCGAACGCTCAAGTCCCAGTACACGCGCAGAAGGCTGTCAGCATCGAGCGTCCAGCCTGTACCGAGAGCAAGCGGAGTTGCAACGCCTGCAGCATCCCGCACCAAGAACGGAGGCTGCGCGCCTGCTACGGCCGTGTCGCTGTTGAACGCTGTGTGCTTGAAGTCCGGCCGTCCGATCGTCCCAGTGGCCATCTCGGGCGCCATAAAGCGCGCTGGCGTGAAGTGTGGCAGGTCAATCGCAGCATCCCGCGTGTTGAACGCATTGAGCGCGCCAGCCTGCGAATAGTCGCCGAACCGGTTGTTGAGGTTGGCTGCGGTAACGGTATCGCCGTCCTGCACCGGAGCTCGTGTGATGCGGCTCATCGCCACCTCCCGATCGCAAGGTAGCGGCCTGCGTAGATGTGAGCCTGCATCAGATGGCCTCCGGCCAACGTCACGAGCGCAGCGTCCTCGCTGGCCTCGGTGAGCTTGAACTGCAGGTCCACCGTTAGGTCGCCAGCTGGTAGCTGCATAGAGCCAAAGACCCTGCACCGACCATGCGAGGCCTTGCCGCGCCGCTCGGCGAGGGTGATGCCGTTGACCAAAATGCGCAGCCGAACGTAGGCCGGAGAGCCTGGGTAGCCGTCATTGACGCCGCGCGCGAAGATGTTGTTGGCGTAGCTGTTGCAGCCGTATTCCATGTACAGGCTTCCGCCCTTGAAGCCTGCGAGCGAGATGGCCGAACCGATGTGGGTCCAGTCGCCCAGATGCACTTGAATGGTGCTGCTAATCCATGAGTTGTTGGGAACGCTCGTGTCCTGGTCTGCAGTCTGCTCGCCACCGCGGGACGACGGGTAGAGCGGGTCTTGGTAGACTCTGTGTAGCGCGTAGTCCTCAAGCCGCGATGCGTTGCACCAGTCAGGCGGCATCTGCGATCGGTCAAGCGTCGTGATGCTGCTCTGACTGACAGCGAGCTCGTCGTTGATCGTGTCCGGTGCGATGACGCTGCGTGCGACCGCTTGCCGGGTTGTCCAGTGCTTCATGCGCGCACTCCCATCACGACTTGCGTGCCCTTGCTCGTGAAGCCGTACTCCCAGCCCACAAGAATCAGGTCTTCCTGCGTCTCAAGCTCGAAGCAGAACCAGCTGCAGCTTTGATGCGCGACCGAGAAGCGCAGTGGGACCAAGCGCTCATCCCGGTAGGTCGCCTGACTCAGCACGCTCTTGTCGAGCGTCGCAAGCGATGCGGCGTCTGGCGGCTGCGCGAAGTAGGTCCGCTCTTCGACTACCTGCAGGCTGAAGTCCTTGTAGTGCCGCATCGTGATCTGCTGGTTGCCAGTGGTGAGCATCCAGACCGTGACGTAGGCGACCTGCTTCTGCGTCTGCGGATCGTTGAACGCAGACCAGGCCGAACGGTAGATGCTGGTTGGCGTCGGTCCATCCTTGAGCGCATCGTCGACAAGGACGCGACCGAGCGCACGCTTGCCGCTCATCACGAAAAGACCGCGCTCGCTCTCTGGCGCTGTGTCTTGGTTGCCCGTGTGATGCCCGAAGACGATGGCGCCTCCGAAGAAGGTGCTCACAGCGCCGACCGGGAAGCCTTTGCGGGTCGACCAAGACGAAGTGTTGGACGCCGCTTGCAACCGGTCGACATGCAGGATGAACCCAGTGTCAGGCCGGTCGTTGCCAAGCGTCGGCACGAACAGCGCGTACTCTTGCTCCTGCGCAGACCAGGTCGCGACAGCCTTCGGGAACGCATCGGCCGTGATGCGGTTGATGAACTGGTCTTGCATCGTCGTAAGCTTGACCAGGTCGTTCACGGCTCCGCCTTGCAGCCCTCCGGTGATCGCGTAGACGCCATCGAGCGCCAAGAACACGACACCAAGGCCGGGAACCGTCGCCAGCGAGTGCGGGGCGCGGCAAGTGACAGACGAACTCAGCGTCGTGACAGTGAATCCGGCCTGCGCATCGCCTTGCACAACGTCGATGCCGTTCTCGCGGAACACGAGCAGCGCCGTGTAGTGCGCAAAGAGCGCAGTGATAGCGCCTCCCTGCGCAGCGAGCTCGATAAACGCATCGGCTGCGAACTGCTCGATGAGGCCTTGGGCGCTGTAGTACAGCGTGCGGCTGTCTTCGAGGCCGCCATCGAGCCAAAGCACACCATTCCAGACAGCCGAAAAGCGGGCGCGCGGCGCTGGCAGAGGGCCGGTCGCGATGTCGGGAGCGGGTTGACCGAGCAGTGCGGTCGGTGCAGCGTCAAAGTACAGCGTGTCGACGTTGTTTCTGATGGTTTCGACCAGATACAGCCGGGTATCGCCTGGAAAGTCGTAATCGTCGCTGTAGTTCGTCGTTCGGTAGAGCTTGCGCGCGACCGTTCCCTTCGGTCCCGTGGGAATCGTGACTGCGACAGCATGCTTGAAGCCCTCGGCGCCAGCCGGTAGCCCCCAAGCGACCGAGCTCAAGGTCGACACGGGTCCTTCGCTGCCTGAATCGGTCACGAAAGACAGCGCGTAGCCGTACTTCGCCTCCTTGTCTCCGTCTTGTCCGGTGGTGTTGTTGGCGAAGCCGAGGCCCCACACTCCGCCGGCCGGGATTGCGTTGCCCTGCGAAGGGCACCACAGCGTAACGGCGCCGTTCCCGCTGCCTTTGATGTCAGGCGGGAAGGGCGGAGCTGGGACGGGCTTGACGCTGCGTGGCGCCACAGCCGTAGGCAAGCCATCGAAGCCGAGAGGCCGGATGCATTGCGTGATCGTGTTGGCTGCGTCGACGATGCTGCCCAACGGCCAAGGCTTCACGATGACCGGTCGGTCGAAGCCGTTGGTGATGACCGTGCCATGCGGCGTGTCGGTGTACCAGCTTGCGGCCTCGGTCACAGTCGGCACATGCCGCCCTGTCGCCAGCGTGCGCAGGACCGGCGTGCCTGCAGCGTCGTAGAGCAGGTGCAGGTTCCCCTGCTCCTCGAACATCACATGCTGTCGAGCTCCTCCCGCCAAGGCCTGCGCAACATGCAAGCTGTAGACCGGTCCACAGCTCGAGAACGGGGCCCACGTGGTCGCAGCAGGCACGAACGACTCGTAGCCGACGCGACTCGACCAGCCCCCGGTGGCCTGGTCGATGGTCCAGTTCTCGATGCGGCCCGCGCTCGAGGGGTCCTGCGGGAGCCTCGTAACGAGGCCTGCAGCGAGCGGAGCCTGTACGGTATCGACCTGCATCAGAGCCTCATGGGAGCAGCCGCAGCGGCCCGTAGGGGTTCGTTACCCAGCGATAGCCGGCCGTTGGTGTTCCCTTCACGATGCGACGCGGAACGGCCTTGAGGTAGGCCTGCTCCATGCCACGGATGATGAGATCCTTCTTGCGCTGGTAGACCGCCGATAGCGCTCCGTTGTCGACCTTTAGCGTCAGCGCCTCGAGCGCCGTGTAGGCGATGGCCTGCGCGTAGGCCGCAGGCACCAGCGGAGCGTCCTGGTCCTCGAGCATCCGGCTTGGAGCGATGAGCATGCGCACTTCGAGCAGCTGGTCAGCGCTTGGGTGCGGGTAGAGCTGGATGCTCTGGTACGCGGCCGCTTGGTCCCAGACGTAGCGCACGCTGAGAGCTTGGAACGTCTGCGCCTGCAACGTGCTGAGAGCCAGCGCAGGCGCCAAGATGACGCCGCCTTGCGGGTTGAGCGTGTCGACGCCAGCCGCTGCAACACCTTGCCCTCCTGCGCTGCGCACGCGCACCGGTGCGAGGATGCCGGCTTCGGGACAGGTGAAGTAGTACCGACGATACAAGCCGGTCGTGTCGTCGACCACTTCGGGCTGGAAGCGCAGCGTTTCGTTGTCGCTCAGGCTGAACGAGGCGACCTTGCTGAACGCGCTCTCCCAGCCATCGCTCACATCGCTTCGGTAGACCCTAAAGTTCGTAGCCAGCATGCCCTGCACGTTGACCATGTAGACGTTGATCGTGCGCGCGCCTTGACCGACGGCCGCTACCGTCGTGATGCCACGAGGGGTCTGCGG